CCCGCCGATCGGCGGGCTTTTTTTTTGGAGCCCGCAATGACCGGCAACCTTTCGTACGACACGGCGACCCTCGTCGCCGTGGTTCCCAACCTGAAGCTGTCGCAGAATTGGCTGCTCGACCGCTTCTTCCCCAACATCGTCGAATCGACCAGCGAGGAAGTCGCGATCGACGTCGACGTCGGTAAGCGCCGCATGGCGCCCTTCGTGTCGCCACTGGTCGCTGGCAAGCTGGTCGAGCAGCGCCGCTACCAGACCAACAAGTTCGCGCCGGCCTATGTGAAGGACAAGCGCGCACCGGATCTGCGCAAGCCAGTCAGGCGCATGATCGGCGAGCGCATCGGCGGTGACCTCACTGGTGCCGAGCGCGAGATGGCCAATCTCAATGCCGAGATGGCCGACCAGGTCGACATCCTCAACCGCCGCCTCGAGTGGATGGGCGCCTCGGCGCTCAGCTCCGGCTCGGTCACGATCCAGGGCGAAGGCTTCGAGACCGTCGTTATCAACTTCGGCCGCGATTCCGCGCTGTCGATCGCGCTGACGGGCAGTAACAAGTGGGGTGTCGGGCTCAACGACCAGGGCCGCGATCCCAAGATCGTCGCCCAGATCGAGGCGTGGGGCACGCGCATCCTGCAGAAGTCGGGCGCCGTTGCGACCGATATCGTGTTCACGCCGTCGGCCTGGTCGTGGTTCCTGCTCGCCGAGGGCGTTCAGGGCGCGATCCAGTATCCGACCCTCGCCATGTCGGGCAACCAGATCGACCCGGGTCCGCGGCCGCAGCTGGGCGCTGTCTACAAGGGCCGCTGGGGCAACTACGATCTGTGGCTCTACAACGACTGGTTCGTGAACGACCTCGACAACATCGAATATCCGATGTTGGCCGACGGCACGATCATCATGTCGGGCCCGCAGCTGCAGGGCACCCGCGCCTTCGGCATGATCCTCGATCCCGAATTCAACTATCAGCCGTTGGCGTTCGCGCCAAAGACCTGGGTGGAGAAGGATCCCGCGCAGCGCATCCTGCTCATGCAGTCGGCGCCGATCGTCATTCCCACCCGAGTCAATGCCTCGCTCGCCGCGGTGGTGTGTGACCCGATCGTGGTGGCCGGCTAATGGCCGCCCGTCAGGACCTGGCTGACAAGCCGGAAGCGGTCGATGCCGACAACCTGGTGATCGCCACTGTCGCCTTCGGGCGCACGGTGATCACGGACGATGGCCGGAAGGGCCCGGGCGAAGAAGTCATGTTGTCGGCCGGCGAGGTGAAAACCCTCACCGAGCTCGGCTTCCTGGTCGATCCCGATGCGGAGCCGATCAAGGAAGCCAACGGCCCGACATTCGAGCGCCGCTGATCCATGTCGATCGATTGGGACAACGAGGTGCTCGCGCCCGTCATGGCTTGCTTTGGCGAGGACGAGCGCACCGGACTCCCGATCTATACGCCGCGTGGGCTGCCGGCCTTTGTGCTCGCCGACGCAGTGTTCGATGCCCAGTACGAGCAGGTCGAGGTTGCCGATGATACCGGCGCCTCGACCACGCGCCGGCCGGTACTGGGCGTCCGACGGTCGCTGTTGCCGCGGGATCCGCGCCAGAACGACACAGTGTTCATCCCGGCAACGGGCAAGACGTACGTCGTCAAGGAGCCGCGACCCGACGGCCACGGCCATTGGCTGCTCATGCTCATGGAAACGGTGGCATGACCGTCACCACCTCCCAGGATCTGCTGGAGCTCTGCAACGAAGCGGTGCTCAACGTCACCGACGCGGGCAGCCGGGTCTACAAGCCCGGTGACTGGCCATCGCAAGACGAGCAGTATCCGCTGATCAAGATGCGCCTGATCCACGAGGCGCGCACCTCGCTCGGCCGTGGCGGTGCTATCGAGTTTGTCACCGTCGCCACGATCCGTCTGACGGGTGAGGTATCGGCGCCCGCGACGGTTGACGATGCCGGCGCAACCGACGCCGAAAGCGCGCTTTGGCGGCTGAAACGCCAAATCGAGATCGCGATCGTCAACAGCTATCCGCTGACGAACCAGATCCAGAATATTCCAATGATGGTCTCGCAGCTCGATTTCAGCAGCGAAGGCGCGACCCATCTCGCCGGCATCCGCGTCGATCTGCAGCTCGAATTCTACGAGGGGCCCGAGAGCTTCGCGCCTGTCGAGAGCGATGACCTGCAGCAGGTCACGATCGCCAACACCAACCTCCCGCCCACCGGCCTTTCGGTCGACCTCCCAACCTAGGAGCTCCGCATGCGCGTCTACTCCGTACCGGGGCGCCTTGTGCGCGACCCGGCGACCCGTCGCGTCGTCGATGCCGATGGCGTCGACGTCAATCCCCACGACACCCACTGGGTTCGCCTGCTGAACGATGGCGACGTCGCCGACGTCGCACCGGCGGCCGAGCCCTCCCCGAAGAAGAAGTCCGCCTCGAGCGGCGAGGAGGCTTAAGCCGTGACGATCCCCTTCAGGAATATTCCGGGCAACCTTCGGGTACCACTGTTCTATGCCGAGCTCGACAACTCGCGCGCGAACACCAACCAGGCGCCGCAGCGCGCACTGCTCATCGGCCAGAAGACTGCGGCCGGCACGCTGACCGCCAATATTCCGGTCGTCTCGCAATCGCAGGTGGATAGCCGCGCATCGGCCGGCACCGGCTCGATCCTCGCCGGCATGATCGACGCTTATCGGGCGGTCGACAAGAACGGTGAAATGTGGGTGCTGCCGCTTGCGGACGACGGTAGCGCGGTTGCCGCGACCGGATCGGTATCGTTCACCGGGCCCAACACGCGCCCGGGCACGCTGTCGCTCTACATCGGCGGCCGGCTCGTTTCCGTCCCTTGCGCCCTCGGCACGACCGCGAATGCGATGGCGACCGCCGTCGCTGCGGCGATCGGAGCGGCAAACGTCGCCGTGACCGCGGCGGTCGACGCCGTCACTCTGAGCAAGGTCAACCTAACCGCGCGCAACGCCGGCGAATGCGGCAACGACATCGACCTGTCCTATAACTACAAGGGGCACGCCGGCGGCGAGGACGTCCCTTTCGGGGCCTCGATCACGTTCGTGCCGATGTCGGGCGGCACAACCAATCCGGCGCTTACGACCGCGCTTGCGAACCTCAACGATCTGGCGTTCGACTTTATCGCTTGCTCGCTTACCGACGCGACCTCGATGGCGGCGATCGCCGCGCTCCTGAGCGACGATACTGGCCGCTGGTCGTGGACCAAGCAACTCTATGGGCATTGCTGGGTCGCCAAGCGCGGCACCGCCGGTACCAACGCGACTTTCGCGACCACGCTCAACAATCAGCACATCACCAACGTGCCCGTGAACGGCTCCCCGACGCCGCCCTGGAAGTGGGCGGCCGCGTTCATGGCGGCCGCAGCTGTGTCGCTGCGCCAGGATGCCGCGCTTCCGCTGCAGTTCGTGGCCGTCCCGGGCCTCCTTCCTCCGCCGCCACAGTCGCTCTTCCCGATCGACGTGCGCAACAACACGCTGCTCTACGGTGGCTGCGCGACCTGGTTTGTCGATTCCGGCACCGTCGTGATGGAAAACATCACGACCACCTACGTCACCAACGTCCAGGGGAACGCCGACGACAGCTATCTCGAGGTCGAGACGCTGTTCAACTCGGTCTATCTGCTGCGGCAGCTCCGCGCGGTCGTCCAGGGCACGTATGGCCGCAAGAAGCTGGCGGCCAACGGCACCAGGCTGCTGCCTAACTCGAACGTCGTCACGCCCGACGTCATCCGGGCCGACCTGGTCGCGAAATATCGCGAGCTCGAGGCCGCGGGCTTCGTCCAGCAATCCGAGGAATTCGCCGCCAACCTGGTCGTCGAGCAGAACGCGAGCAACCCCAACCGCGTCGACGTCCTCTATCCTGCCGTGCTGGTCGACCAGCTCCGCGTCTTCGCGGTGCTGTTCCAGTTCCGGCTCGTTTAACCGGAGCGCCCAATGGCAACCGATCCCAACCGCCTCGCCGGTACCGCCTTCATCACGATCAACGGCGTTTCCTTCTCGATCTCCGGAGAGGCGAACTATCGCCCGTCGGGCTCGACCAGGGAAACGCTTACCGGTCAGGATGGCGTGCACGGCTATTCCGAAAAGCCGACCGCCGGCCGCATCTCCTTCAAGGGCCGCGATGCCAACGCCGTGCAGATCGGCCTGCTCAACGAGGCGACCAACCAGACGGTTGTCCTCTCCCTAGCGAACGGCAAGACCGTTATCGGCCGCAATATGTGGCGCGTCGGCGACCCGATCGAGGTCAACACCGAGGACGGCACCTTTCCCTGCGATTGGGAAGGTGCCGACGTGAAGGAGTCCTGACGTGACCGACCCCCTGCCGTTCCCCGGGCGCGGCGCGTCCGAGGCCGAAGTCGATGCGTACCTCGAGAGCGTCGACTATCAGCTCACAGTGCCGTTGCGCACCCCGATCCCACTTGGCGATATCACGGTCTCTGAGCTGAAGTTGCGCGAACCTACGGCCGCCGAATGGACCCGTTGGGACAAGTTCAGCGGTATCGAGGCGGACATTATGGCCGTCTCGACGGTAGCTGGTGTTCACGACCAGGTCATCCGCCAGATCGGCGCGCGCGAGCTGATGAAAGCGGCGAGGTTCATCCTGCTTTTTTTGGGATGAGACCCACCCGCGCGGAAGAAGGCGAGATCCTCACCCGCCTGGCGATGCGCTTCGCCAAGTTTCCGGACGAAGTCGCGACGCGGCCCTGGTCGCAGCTGAGAAAATGGTGGGATTGGTCGGGAGGGATCTAGCATGACCCAGCCGACCTACGGCATCGCAATCACTGCCGACGACAAGACGGCAAAAGGCGTCGCATCGGCAGAACGCCGGATCGGCGGTATCCCGAAGCGCGTCGACTCCGCCAACCGGTCCTCGATCGGTAAATCGTCAAAGGCGATACTGCGCACGTTCGCCGAGACCGAGAAGGCCGGCGCAAAGGCCTTTGGCGGCCGTTCGGTGATGGCCGGTGTCGCGTCCAGAATGGGTGCGATCGGGGAAGCCGCCGGCGCGATGGGTGAGGGCATGGGCGCCGCGGCCGCCGAGGGCGGCCTCCTCACTACGGTGCTCGGAGGTGTAGGCGCCGCGGTTGCGGGCACGGTCGGTGCGCTCGTGGCCGCCGGCGTTGCGGCCTTCAACGTCGCCAACGGCTGGAGCAAGACGGCCGCGACAATCGGCAGGACCTCTGAGATTATCGGCGTCGGGACCAAGGCGTTGCAGGAATTCAGCGCCGCGGCCGAGCGCATGGGCGTCGACAAGGACAAGGCACTGGGCGGCCTGGGCGGCCTTTCGCAGTCGCTGAACGACGCTCGATACGGCCGGAACACGCAGGTGATCGGCCTGCTCAACAAGCTGGGCGTCAAGATGGCGATCGGCGCCGACGGCGACGTCGACGTCGAGAAGATGCTGCCGGCGATCGCCGACGCCTTCTCGCGCCAGGGGAGCTCGGGCAAGCGCACGATGGCGCGGATCCTCGGGGTCCCGCTCGATACGATCCCGGTCTTCTCGCAGGGTGGCAAGGCGCTGTCCGGCGACATGGCCGATACCGAAAAGACGGGCATCGTCCTCACCCCCGACGACATCGCACTCGGCAAGCGCCAGGTGCGGCGCAACACGATCGGATCGCAGGAGCTGCAGGGCAAGATCCTCACGCCGCTCAAGCGGGGCCTTACGGGCGGGATCGATGGCGCCGAGACCTGGGCAATGAACAAGCTCGGCATCGGGGCCGACACTATCGACCGCGCCGGTGGCAAAATGGATCGCGCGGCCGACAAGATGGACCGCGCAGCCAGGAACTTCAGCACGGCCGGCGGGGGTGGGGGAGTTCGCAACGGTGTGCTCGGGATGTCACCCAAGGACGTCGTCGACCTGAAGAAGCTTGTCCAGACCGAGTGGGATGGAAGAGATGCCAATCAGCTGAAGGGCATCGTCGACGTCGTCTTGAATCGGGTTGCGACCGGGCGTTGGGGACGCAGCGTGGCCGATGTAGCCAACGCTTATAATCAATTCTCGGATATCAACGGCCCGATCGGACGGAAAAAGGGGCGGCACTCGGTCGACGATGTGCCTCTGTCCCTGGTCACGGGAAAAACGAGCGCCGCGGTCGATGCATACCTTCAGGATCGGGCAAGCGGCCAGCCCTCGATCGTCGGCGGCGCGCTCAACTATGCGAACCCGTATTATTCCGACGAAAAGAACAAGCCGTGGATCCGCAAACTGGACGGGCCGACGTTCGGCTCGGGTACGTCGATCCACAAATATGGCACCGTTCCCGGCATGAAAGACGCGGAGCCGGGTGACTTCAGCATCGGTCTCCCTGGCGGCGCGCCGCAGGAGGTCCCCGTGAAAGTCACCGTCGAGCTCAAAAATGCTCCGCCGGGCACCCGCGCCACAGTGACCGCAGGCAAGTCGCCCAAGCCTGCCGTCAGCTGGGCGCTTGCCCCGGTGCATGGCGGCTAAAACCGATCGGCGCCGGCGGCGGTCGCCAGGCTTCAATTTCGGTAAGCAAGATAGGAGGCAGTGAATGCCGCTGTTCGGGGGCAACCTCCTCCCGGCGTCGTTTCGCGGCGCCCCTTTCGCTGTCTCGCGCAACGATACCCAGGGCGGCCGACGCATCGCGCTGCACCAATATCCCGGCCGGGACGCGCCCTGGGCCGAGGATATGGGACGCGCGCCGCGCCGATTCCGTTTCAGTGGCTTCATCGTCGACAACGACGTCGTCTTCTCTGGCGGCCCGATCCAGTTGCAGCGCACACTGCTGATCTCCGCGCTTGAAGCCCAGGGACCGGGTCTGCTCACCCATCCGACCCTCGGCGTTCTCAACGTCGTCGTCACGAACGCGGCGATCGGCGAGGACCTCGGCGCCGAGACCATGTCGACGCTTGACCTCGAGTTCCTCGAGGCCGGCAAGCGCACCTATCCGACGGCCAGCTCAGCCAGCTCCGGTCTGCTGACGATCGCCAACCAGCTGAAGGCTTCCCTCGTGGCCGATGGCGTACGCCTGATCGCCGAGGCGGCCAACGACGGCGCGCGCAAAAAGGATCTGCAGGTTACCGCTGCGACCTTCACCTCGAAGGCGATCGGACTGGGAGCCGACGCGACTGCCCTCTATCGCGTCGCGGCACTGCTCCCGGGCTCCTTCGGGCGCTTCGCCGGCGGTTCGAATGTCGGTGCATTCGGCGTGACGCAATCGCCATTTGACGATTCTACGACGATCGACGACCTGATCTCACGGTTGGCGACGCTGCGAACGTCGATAACGAGCGCGGCGACTGCCGCCGGCGCTGCGATCGACGCGGCCGATCTTGCCTATGCCCCTGATGTCGGTTCCACAGCCGTGAAGCTGGTTGAGAGCCTGGCTGCCGCCTGTTCCGATCCGGCCGACGCGGTTCGGCTCCTCGCGCAACTCGTCACCTTTGTCTCGCCGCGCCCCGAGGCGTCGACGCCGATCGGCGACGCCTATGCCGGCATGATCCGGCGCGCAGCGGCGGCCGAGCTCGTGAATGCTGGCGGTCGCTACCAGCCGGCGAGCGCAGATGATGCGGCCGCGCTGATCGAGCAGTTTACCGATCTGTTCGGCGGGTTGATCGATAGCGCCTCGGATGTCGGGGACGACGACAGCTTCAGAGCGCTGAGGAACGCGCGGACTGCGGTGTCGCGAGATCTTCGCACGCGGGCGGCGACGCTCGCGGGCTTGCGCACCTGGTCACTGCCACTCAGTTTGCCGGCGCTGGTGTTGGCGCAGCGCCTTTATCGCGATCCCAATCGCGCTGATCAGCTGATCGCCCAGGCAGCGCCGCCACATCCGTTGTTCATGCCGGCCGACTTCACGGCACTTGCCGTATGACCCTGTCGCTGACGCAGCTGCCGGACATCGTCGTCACCGGCAACCATATCCCGCGCGATCCTGACGACGTCTTCATCAACGTCAACGACCAGGAGTTAGGCGGCTGGGAAGAGGTCGAGATCACCCTTCGCCTGGAAGGCTTTCCGAACAGCTTTACGATCGCGGCCAGCGACATCGCGCCGATCGACGGCGAACTGGTCCCGATCGAGGGAAACGACTGCACGATCCTTATCGGTACCGACAAGGTCATCACCGGCTATGTCGACCGCAGCAACGAAACCGGTACGGCGAATTCACACGGCGTCAGCGTCCAGGGGCGGGGCAAGACGCAGGACCTGGTCGATTGCTCGGCCGAGTGGCCGACTGGCCAGATCTTCCAGGGCACGGCGCTCTATATCGCCCAGCAACTGGTGCTGCCCTACAAGTCGATCGCGGTCGAGATGGGGCCAGGCGCGTCGCCCGGCCCGGAGGCAACCGGTTGGTCGCTCAATTATGGTGAAACGGCCGCGGAGATCATCCAGAAGTTCGCGCGCAACGCCGGGCTGCTGGCTTACGAGGATTCGAGCGGCAAGCTGATCCTGGCCAAGGTGGGCGACAAGAAGGCTGGAAGCGGCGTGGCCTACGGCGTCAACGTCGAGGCCTGGACGTGCGAGAATAGCATGGACGGGCGATATTCAGACCTGGTCTGCTCTTCCTTCGCCACCCTGAACGCGATCGCCGAGGTGAAGGGACCGGGGGACACCT